TACATAAAAGCCTCGCTGTCGAAGTCTTGTGGCAACGCTTTCTTGAGCATCCTGCAACAAATCGGAAACTTCTTCTTTAATTTCGGGCCATCGATGCCCCAGGTAGACATGCTCAATGACTTTACGTTGCTCCAAATCTAAATCGGTAATAATGGCCTCAACCGCTGCCGAAACTTGACTGTCACTAGCGTCCAACATTTGGTCAAAATCCAGCCGTAAAGATATTTTCTGCCATTGTTGAGCTGAATATCCCAGATTCTCTCTAAAATCACGCACATGCCTAGCCCAATCAATCAAAATTTGGTCAATGTGGCTCAAATCTGCTTTTTTGTCCATTTGCTCTCCAAATAACACTTTTGGCTTTTTCTATATCTTGCCAAATCTTCTCCAGGTGCAATTTTGCAGCGATAAAAAAACGATTGCAAATTCAATCTTTCTGCGTGTCCGCAGTTACGACATTCTCCCTCGCCAACTTGAAAAAGGTCTGATCGTCCATTGTTATCAAAAACCCGTCTTGGCCGTTGATGCGGTGTGCCAGTAACCACTCCCTTTGACCAGAATTTGTCTTTGCTTGAGCTACCCATTTATATAATTTTTTTAAACCATTATCGCTCGTATTTTTAATTTCTACCGAAAAATCACCTAAAAGTCCATCATCGCCACTAGTCCCACACTGGGGCTGACGCATTTTAATCCCTAAAAAATCCAAAACTCTACCTCTGAACATTCGCTCTCCTCTCAATCCTTTTTGACGGGAATCAATCATTGATCACTGCCCTTTTCATTGGTTTTATTCGGAAAAACCCCTTATGTTTGGGATAATGGTGCATGAAAAGCCTACAATATAAAGCTATATAGTCGTTTGGAACCTTATAGTTGCTGCCAGTAGTCTCCACCTCAGTTTCCCACCTGACACGATTCGCAACTGCCCACCCCGAAAAGTTTTTGTGTCCTCTTTTTATCGCAACAAACGTATAATGACACCACAATTTATAAAATTCTGGGTTATTTTTGTGCCATTTCCACCATTTTGTTTTCAAATTATCCAAGGTGACCCTCCAAAATCAACCATTTTATGGTTTTTACCCACGCATCATGGTGCATTTGCCTCTTTTGATATTTTGTCAATTTCCCCTTTCTCCCATCGACCAAGTCATGACAGTTAAAACAAAGATATGCTCCCATGAGATCGTGAGATTTCATGCCAATTCCTTTCCCTTCAGCAATGCCGTTGGCGTGAGCTAGGCAGAGCAAGTCAAAATTCGGGTTCTCAAGCCCACAATTCATGCAGTGTGGGGCTTCTTTGGCTAACTTTCTGAATTTAACGATTTCATCTCCTGTCTTCTGTTTGCTTGGCTGGTTTGCCACACGCTCGCACCTAACTCTGCAATTTTAAGCTCCCACCTGGCTCTCTGAGCGTGTTCTGTGGCTTGTTTCAGCCCCTCTAAGACGCTCAAATACTCTTGGTCTGCCCTAGCCTCACGTTCTTGAGCCGCAGCCGTCTTGTGGCTCTTCTCGTGCTTTTTCATCAATATTGCTAGTTGGCTTTTTTTAAACTCCTCTAGATAGACCCTGTTAGCCTCGCTTTTGGCAAATTTTTTTGCCAGTTCTCTCAACTCATGCAGTCGCTCTTCAATGTTCAAAAGAATTTCCTTGTTTTGTCAATTTTTTTAACCGTATCGCCCACTTTTACAAAACCACGTTTCTTTGCGTTCGGCCTGGGATCATCCGCCCTATTATGAACAAAATCCCAATGTTCGGAACAATAATATGGGGGGTAACCGCTTGTGCTGTCCGACATCGTGCCTTTTTTTGGACATCGATCTCCCTGGAATTTGTTCCAGGCACACTGCGTGTCTAAATCCTGCCCGTCAATAACTTTGTAGTACTTAAAATTTGAAGTTATCGGTTCATTTTGAAAATTTTTTAACCTAGCCACGGTTTTGCTCCTTTGCACACCATTTTTGAATATGACTTTTGATTCCACTGCTCGTTTTTTGTTTTTTAGGGTTTGCCTCGTTCCAAATTTTAATTTCCTTCAAAGTCTGTGGAATGTCAACCGCTGGGTAGGCTTCCGAGAGAATGTCACACCAGCTACTATAGACTCTTGCCACTTTTTTCCCAGTCAAGGGAATTGTGCAAATCAAATCTCCCTCACCTAAACTGGCATCGACAAAATTTATTTTGGTCGATGCTATATGTTTATCTTGGTTATGGATATGGTTATGGATATGGTTATGGGGATGGGGGTGGGTAGATACATTTGCTTGGCTTTTGCTTAGCATTTGCTTAGCATTTGCTTGGCCACCTTTCTTCCCCGCCTCACTCCTTGAGTTTGATATAGCTTCTGCCTTATTAATTTCCTTGGAAAGCCGAGGATTGTGCCAACCATCTTCCTTTTGTACAAAAAATTCCGTTAGAACTTGCTGCAAAGCATCAACCTCTTCCTCCGATCTTGCGTTGCAAATGCTTTTGAGCTTCCGATCTTCAACTGGCAAGGGACTTTTAGTTGACCAACAATGCATTAAAAGTTGCAAATAAATGCCGTGTTCGCAACAACTAAGGTGCTTTGTGTCCCTCTGGTAATCTCCCACGTAAAGAGCCATATATTGAAAAGACATTTTTTCTCCGAAAAAAACCCTGAAAATGAAAATAAATTAGGTAGGTTCTTTGAACACCACTTGCTACAAGTGTAGTATGTGTGTTAGTGTTGTGTCAACACCAATCAACAAAGGACTAACATGCAAACCACCGATACACAAAAAACAGAGGAAAAAAAGAGACTGACACTGCTATTTCCG